ACTCAGCAAGGACGAACGATTGGAGTTGTGGGAGGACGCACACCGAAAAACCATCGGCTGGCTATTTGAGAATGACCACCTAGTGATACAATAGCGGTGTCAGTTGCCATCATCACCTGACGCACTTTTTATCCTAGCAGTTAAAAGTGATATTAACCCTCAAGCTCACCCTTGGGGGTTTTTTTTCGTATACTTGAGCCGTTGGTGGTGCATCGGGTTAGCGCCGATGTGGATAGTTAATTCAGTTTCTGTTTTAGTGTGATAACGACACTGCTTTATGTGAGCCACCAACACCCTAAAAATACTTGTTGACACACGTTGACATGGGTATATAATTCAAAGCGTCTGGAGTGGCATCCGGGCGAATGAACTGAGAAAATTTAACCCCGCAGGGTTCTGTGTGGTCTTGTCGTACGGCAGGCGAGTCTTTTGATCTCAGTTCAATCGTCTTGCTGTTGCTCTCGCCAAGAGCCAAGACCACAGAGCATCTTGCGGGGTTTTTGCTTTTTGGCCAGACCGTACTCCACACGATAGCAAGCACCTACATGGGTGGCGTGGAAGGAAACATAGGCCAGCGTATCCCCCGTATGTGCCTCGCAGACTTAAATGGGTACTGCACAAGTTACTGGGCCAGCGGTGAGACAAACCAGTAGCGATTGAACATTAACTCAGGTAGGACTGGATGCATCGCATTGGGTCGGGCGTGATTGCTATCACCCTTGGTAGACCTATGGTTTTTTCCTTCTTGCACTGGGTTAGATTTTTTTATAAACTGACCCTTCAGCTAGGAGAAACGATTGAAAAAAGTAAATGCTCTAGCCATCCGTTTAGACGGTGGCACACAGGTTCGGACTGAGTTGAACCTTGATAAAGTAAAAGAATACGCAGAGCTAATGAAACATGGGACGGTCTTCCCGCCCATTGTTGTTTACCATGACGGCACAGACTACTGGCTATCTTCTGGGTTCCATCGCTTCTTTGCTCAGAAAATGCTGGACAACACGGCGATTGACTGTGACGTTCGTCAAGGCACATTGGAAGACGCCAGACTCTTTGCGAGAAAAGACAACAACCACGGCATCCCTTTGACCAAAGCAGAGCTGAAGGCCAATGCCATGTGGTTCTTCACTCACCCTGTATACGGCAAGTGGTCAGCCACACAGATTGCGGCAGAGATGCAGCATCCCTACTCAACGATTGCACGTTGGCGTAATGAGATGGACCAAAAGCCTGAACAGGTCACCACTATTCGTCATGGTAAAGAGGTAACCGTAAAGAACAAACAGACCATCAAGAAGGAAAATCCCGTCAAAGAGAAAAGTTCTGTTGAGAAAACAACATTCTCACATGAGAATGTTGAGGACTTGGAAGAGGACAAGTTCAAAGAGCTTACTCACACGATTGAAGATTTAGACCGTCAGTTGACTGCGGCCAAGGACGTGATTGCGTCAAAGCGTTGGGACGCCACAGAGTTTGAGCAAGAGGATTTGCTTGATACGGTGCAGCAGCTGCGGGAGGAAATCAAGATTAAAGACATGGAAATTGCTACGCTGAAGGACAGTCGAGACATGTTCCAGAAGCGTAATGCTGAGTTGATTCGTCAAGTTAATTCGTTGAAGAAAAAAATAGGCATATAAATGTCTCTTGTTCTGCGTGAACACCAGATGGGTGTTGTGGACAAGCTCCGTGAGGGTTTTAAAGAAGGTCACAGGTGTCAGCTTCTTTATGCCCCCACAGGGTTTGGCAAGACTGAGGTAGCCATCTACCTTATGCAGGCCACGGCGAGGAATTACAAACGTGCGGCCATGCTACTGGACAGAATTGTTCTAATCGACCAGACGAGCAATCGTCTGATGAAGTATGACATTGCCCACGGCGTCATACAGGCAGACCACTGGAAGCGTGACAAGACAGAGCGCATCCAGATATGTTCGTCACAGACCCTTGAGCGCAGGGATTCTCTGCCGGACATTGACCTTCTGATTGTGGACGAGTGCCACATCACCCGCAAGAAGGCCACAGAAATCATCCAGAACAATCCACATATCAAAGTGATAGGGCTTACGGCAACACCTTTTACCAAGGGGCTTGGGTCAATCTATTCCAATGTGGTGGTTGGGTCAACGACAGAGTTCTTGGTTCAGAACAAGTGGCTGGCTCCGCTGCGGGTGTTTATCTCGAAAGAGATTGATATGAAGGGCGCAAAGAAACTGGCGGGTGAATGGAGTCCCGATGAGGTTACCAAACGGGGCATGAAAATCACTGGCGACATTGTTGCTGAGTGGGAAAAGAAGACGTTTGAAATATTCGGCAAACCCAGAAAGACCATTGTGTTTTGTGCTGGCGTTGACCACGGCAGGGATTTGGTGGAGCAGTTCGCAAGGAAGGGCTACAACTTTATCTCTATCTCTTACAAAGAGGACGGTCAATACAAGCAAGATGTGATTGATGATTTCACACGGCCAGATACAGAGATACATGGCCTGATTGCAACAGACATATTGACCAGAGGTTTCGATGTGCCTGATGTGATGATTGGTGTTTCGGCGAGGCCGTTCTCAAAATCTTTGTCAAGCCATGTGCAGCAGATGGGTCGGGTTATGCGTTCGTATCCGTCAAAGGAGTTTGGCGTGTGGCTAGACCATTCTGGCAATTACTTGCGCTTTAGAGAGGATTGGGACGAGGTTTATACAGACGGCGTGAGTGAGCTGGACAAGAAGGTGGACAGGGCCAAGAAGGAGCCGTCAGACCAAACGAAAGAAGAGCAGAAATGTCCCAAGTGCGGCGCTTTGTGGGTGAAGAACACTTACAACTGTGCAGCGTGTGGTTACGTCAAACCAAGAAAGCAAGTTGAGGCCGTTGATGGCGAGTTAATTGAGCTTGGGTTTGACAATGGTTCTTCCAAAGATATCAAGCAAGACTTCTATTCTGAGCTTTTATACATTGCGTATTACAGAAGTTACAACCCGCACTGGGCGAGTCACAAGTATCGAGAGAAGTTTGGTGTGTATCCAAGGGGCTTGTCTCAAACGACAAAGCCGCCAACAAAGGAAACCATGAAATGGATTCAGCATAGAAACATTGCATGGTCAAAACGTCAAAACAAAATGGGGTGAGATATGGATTTCGTAGACTTTGCTAGGGAATACGGATTGATTCTGGACAATGTGCAATACAACAGATGGGTGTCAACGCCCACGCAAGACCATCCACGTTCGTCAAACGGACGATACAAATTTTTGGGCGAGGTGGGTTGGGTTCAGAATTGGGCAACGATGGAGAAGCCTGCCACATGGTTTGCAGACGGTGCGACAAAGCAGAGTGTTCAAAAGCAGGTGCGTTCGTCAAACGATGAGAGGTCGGCAGCAGCTGAGAAAGCCGCAGCAAAGGCACAATGGATATTGAGCCAGTGCAGCTTGGACAAACATCCGTATTTGGAGAGAAAGGGATTCCCAGAGGAGTTAGGCAACGTCTGGGAAAAGGATGGTCAGCGGTTATTGGTTATACCAATGTGGAACAAAGGCAGAGTGTGCGGTTGCCAGCTCATTGACCATGAGGGGCAAAAAAAGTTCTTGCACGGTCAAACGTCTAAGGGAGCAACCTTTTCTATCGGGACAAAAGGGGTCGCAATATTTTGCGAGGGGTATGCCACTGGCTTGAGCGTCAGGGAGGTCATGAAACACATAAACATTCCGCACAATATCAGCGTGACGTTCTCCGCATCCAACATGGAGTTTGTAAGTGGGCACGTCAAACAGGGCATCATCATCGCTGATAACGATAGCAGTGGTGTCGGCCAGACTGTCGCCGAAAAAACAGGCAAACCTTATTTTCTCAGCGAAACAGTCGGGGATGATTTCAATGACTATCATCAAAAGGTTGGTTTGTTTCGGGCAAGCCAGCGGCTAAAGAAGATTTTACTTTCCGTAAAAATTTAGCTTCAATCTGGCGTATACGTTCTTTCGTCAGATTGTATGCGTCAGCCACGGCTTGCAGGGTATTGCCGCTGTTACGCATCAAGAGGATGCCCCAGTAGATATCCCTGCGTTCTGCCTTTATTCGGGCATACATTTCGTCAAAGGTGTATCGGTTGGGAAAATCAACCAGCTTAATAGGGGTTTCACCCCCTACAAAGACTGGCACTTTCCCAAAGCCGCAATCTTTTAAGTTCATTCAAGCTCCTTAATTCTAAAATCGTGTATTGAGTATTCTTCTGCCATGTCGCCACAGGCCACGGCAGCCGACTGAGATGTGAGATAGCTGTTCAGTTCTTTCAAAGCCTCCTTGTAGGTTTTAAACCGCACAGGGGTGGTGTCCCCCTCGCTATCCATGTGACTCCAGCAGTTAATCCAGCCATCTCCTAGTGTCCATGTCTGCACTTCGTATCTCATTCATCAACCTCTTGCACATAGGCCTTCAAATAGTATTCGTCTACAAACCTGAGCAATTCATCAATTGCTTGCAGGTTTAGGTCTTCAACGTCCTTAACGATTTGGCGTAGAACACGCCCCATCAGCAGTTCGTATTCGTCCCTCATGCGGCCTCCATCATTTTGTTTTCAGAGACAAACACTTCTGTCCATTCACCGTCATGCAGCCAATCGTCACCTTCAAGGCGGTGCATTTCTTTCCACGCTAGGTCTTCGGCAGCGGTTTCGTCTTCGGCATCCACATAAATGTGAACGTGCGTCACATAGCGTAAAGTTACTTTATAGTTTTTCATTTGGCTCACCATGATGATTGATAGTAGAAGGCCATTTTTTTAGAATCGGGGTCTATCAGCAGTTTGGTCAGACCGTCCAATGTGTCTTGCAAATACTGCCAGTAGTATTCGTTGATTTCATATTCACCAAAGAAGAAACCTTGCGTTGGCGGCAGCGTTTCGGTGTTGCGTGTGTCCAGCACTTCTTTGCACAGGTCACGCAAAGATTCCAGCTGTTCACGTTCTACTTCGTATTCGCCACAGTCGTCTACTTCGTTTTGCACGACATTGACAAACCAACCGTGAATAGCATTGGCCTTACGCCAATACATCAGGTCGAAACGCACTTCATTGGCCTCGTAGTTGTCCACGCCCAACAATTCCGCAATCTCCTTGCGTTGGGGTTCATCATCAACACGCCACAGGTATTGCTTACCCGTCAAATACATATCTAAGCCCATAGGATTCTCCTAGCAGTTAATCAAAGACCCCATCTCTGGGGTTTCGTCCTTCAGGACTCGTCAGTTTGATACGACTGTATGTTCACGTTCTTTCCACTTGGGGATACGCACCTTGAAGCCGTGTGGTGTCTTGAAGGCGGTGGTTCCGGCATCGGGTTCGTAGTAGAAGGTATCCAAAGCACCAAGCCCCATAAAACGTAGTGGCTTGGCAAACTTCACCATTGCACCAGCTTTGACCTTCACGGCCTTCTTCTCCAGCTTGGTTCGGCAGCTGGCTCGCCACTTCAATGCGAATTCGCTAGTGGTCGGATACAGTTCGTCCAGCTTGTCCAGCAGCTTCTTGGGTGCATCGGTGTAGTAGGGGCCACAGGACTCGCCCATGTCCTTGTAGCCTATCTGCCCATCCTTGCGAGAGACAAGCACAACCATCCCTTCGCCATGCGTCATGTTGGTGTTCTTGTTCAGACAATGCTGAATGCAATAGACCACGTTGCCACGCACAGACACGTCAGTTATCCACCATTTGCCACGCTCGTTATCTTCTGAGAATTCATTGACAATGAAATCTTTGGTTGTCAATCCATAGTCGTTTTGAAATGTCCAGCCCATCATTCTTTCCTTTCATAGCATTGTTCAAGCAGCGGCTCGATTTTGATAAATGTCACAGGGTCAATGGTCAGCCAATTTGTCTGGCCTTTCTCTGAGCGGATTTGCAATCTCAGCTCACCGCACTTATCGGGCGGCAGCGGGCAGACCTGCATGAGTTGTTGTGAGATATAGGTTTCCATCATTCCATTCCTAGCATTGTGTTGAGTTGTTCGTATACGGATTTCTTTGACCCCTTGAGGCCAAGTTCGCCCTTGATGATGGCGTAGGCAGAGCGCCCACGGCGTTTAAGGCCTTTGATTTCAAGGCGCAACATCTGGCGCAAGGTCAGCAGCCGATACACGGCTATTTGGTCGGGCGTCTCCAGCATCATGTCAATACTCCGAAGGCAGCATGAGAACGTTATCAGCCAGATAGAATTTCCACAGACCAGTTGGGCAGTCGGTGTATTCAATCTTTTCAACACAGATGGTGTTGCAGTCACCGTCCTCGAATGTGATGGTGGCCTTGTCTTTCAGAACAGACAGGCAGATAACCAAGAACGGCTCTTTCTTGAGAGCGGGGCGTTGTTTGACGTTGATGGCAATCATGTCAATGAACCAGTAAGCATGGGCGTTATCAGCGAAGTATTGGACACCATCGGTATGCACCATGTCAGGGGCAAACAATGGGTTCGTTCGGTGATAGTTTTCAGTTCCAATAAACTGGTGCAGGTTGTCAATCAATTCAGCGGTTTGCATAAAGTTAATCCTCAGTTGAGTTAGTCAAAGACCCCTTGCGGGGTTTCGGCCTTCTGGCCTCATCAGTTTGACGGGTATCAAGCTCTCCAGATAAAAAGGTCAAGGGCGATAACAACAAGGGCAGCGACATAGATGATGAACATCACAAGATCGAGGGGTGAGTAGTAGCGGTGCATGATTTACTCTCCTTCTTTAGTCCATACGGCAATAACTTTTGTTGTATTGCCCATCAGTCCTGTAATTTCGCACTCTGCGAATTCATTGGTTTCTTCGGTAATATCCCAATGCCCGAAGCGGTAACCTTCTGGGCGGTCGTATTGCCTAATGCCATTCTCGAAGCCGTCAAGCTCTACCGATTCTTCATCCTCAAGGCCAGAGCAGTCGCCATTGATTAGGTAGGGCAGGAAGTGCGAGCCTATGTCGTAATTTGTGGTGATGATTTTCATTGGGTGTCCTTTCATTGGTTGCGGCCAGCGATAAAACGGCCAGTAAAACGGTTATAAATCTTTGCCGAAGGCGAGCAGACTGCCAACCAAGACAATGCTTCTTTCCATGTCCATGTGATGCGGTTGGTTCCGTAGGTGTCGGTAATGCGATACATGGTTGTCTCCTTATGCGTTGATGATTTCTTGAGCGTATGCGTGTCTGGCTTTAACGGCAGCCTTGATACGAGCAAACGCACGAGTAGCGTTGCAGTTAGCGTCAGAGAAGTATTCGAGGATGTCTCCATCATCCCAAGCCTCGACTACATAGTCCCAGCCGTTCTTGTCGTAGTTACGCATAGCGTGATTGCGAACGTAGGCAATGAATTCTTGTTCATTGATTGTCGTAAGTGTCATATCTAAACTCCTAGCAGTTGGTTGTTTTGCGTCTCACCTATGTGGTGAGGCTCTATTGTCACTAGCATATATCTTGACTGTCAACACTTTTTTTTAACTATTCTTAAAAGTTCAATGTTTTCAAGCACTTAGCGTAGGGTCGAAGTATGGCCACAAGCGGTTATTTGTGGGTCTGAGGCCACAAAGGGGGGAAGTATTGGAATTGGGGCGCATGAATCAGCTTGCAGCTGAGGGTGTAGGTTGGCAGCGGGAAAGTCGGGTGCAGCGAACAGGCGGGAGGACAATCTTGCTTGCGTGTTGATAGCGAAGCGAAACGGTGTGATAATCCACGCAACAGTATTCTCAAGAGATACCCATGAACAAACTATCCAGACAAGATATCAAGGAGGGGATGAAAGCAATCCCAATAGAGAAGATTGTCCTTGGCTCTAATAACCCCAATGGCGTGAAGCTAACCAAGAAACAAAAGCATTTCGCTGAACAGTTAGTCGTCACAGGGAATAAGACAGAAGCATATAGAAGGGCATATAAAGCAGATGGTAAGAGGCAGACCAATGCGAGGAATGCACAGAACGTAGCAAAGAACAGCCATGTGCAAACATACATCATGGCCTTGGAAGCGGCTAAACAGGCAGAGGAATATCTTTTACCCACTCGCTTGAGGGCGTTGACCATCCATAAGCTGTCCCAATTGGCTCTATCGGACGAGATAGCACCAGCGCAACAACTGAAGGCGTTAGAGCTTATTGGCAAGATGACTGAGGTGGCATTGTTCTCTGAGAGACGTGAGGTCGTGCACAGCCTGGACAGTAATACATTGAAGGCCAAGCTGATGGAAGCGGTGCAACTGGCTATTAGTAAGAGCAAGAGCATACGCACAAGCACCAAGAGAACCGCACAAGACTTGCTGGCTGAGATTACGGATGTGGAAGCGAAGGGGGACGGCTTCAACGATGCGGCCTTGGTGACCCCCACGGAGGGGCATCCCCCCGAATGCGTGAGCGATACGGCTGGGCATTTGCATAGTATTCCAGACAATCAATCTGCAGACATACCCATGCCAGACAATCAATCTGCATCTGAAGCCGTTCTTAAAACAACATTCTCGCGTGAGAATGTTAATGGGGAGGGGGTTGTAGATTCTGACCAAGCTAAAGAAGTTGTGGTTATAGAAACCCCCCCGGTTACTGTTTTGGAAGAAAAAGGGGCGGGGGGTATATAAAAAAATGACACCGGCGCAGAAGGAAATTTTTATGGTGATAGAGGAGTGGTGGGCCACGTTTGGTTTTGGGCCGACCATTGATGACATCATGCACATTACGGGTGATAAGGGTCGGGGTAATGTGAATAGGAAGATGAGGCGGCTGATTGAGTTGGGTGTGTGTAAGGGGAACAGTAAGTACCCGAGGAGTATTAGACCGGCGCATATGCGTATGAAGGGGTTACCCGGATGATGGATGAGTTGATGGAGATACTGTCCCAGTTACCGGAGGAGGAGCAGGCGATGCTGTCTCCTTTGGCGGCTGCGTATCAGGATGCGATTCTGAGGGAGCAGGGTCAAGTTGACTTTATGGTTTTTGTGCAGGCGATGTGGCCGGGGTTTATTCATGGGGCGCATCATGCGTTGATGGCTAGTAAGTTTGAGGAGATAGCTGAGGGTAAGATTAAGAGGCTGATTATTAATATGCCGCCTCGTCACACGAAGTCGGAGTTTGCTTCTTATCTTTTACCGGCTTGGTATCTGGGTAAGTTTCCTAATAAGAAGATCATTCAATGTTCTAACACGGCTGAGTTGGCGGTTGGGTTTGGCCGTAAGGTGCGTAACTTGGTAGATGGCGAGCGGTACTCTAAGGTGTTTCCTAATGTGGCGTTGCGGTCGGACTCAAAAGCGGCGGGTCGCTGGAGTACGAATGGGAACGGAGAGTATTTCGCTATTGGTGTTGGCGGTACTGTGACGGGTAAGGGTGCGGATCTTTTGATCATTGATGACCCGCACTCGGAACAAGAGGCGGCGTTGGCGGCCAGTGATCCGGCGGTGTTTGATAAGGTTTATGAGTGGTACACGTCAGGTCCTCGTCAGCGTTTGCAGCCGGGGGGATCAATTGTGGTGGTGATGACTCGTTGGTCCAAGAGGGATCTAACGGGAAAGATCTGTCAGGCGATGGTGGACCGGGACGGAGATGAGTGGGAGATTATTAGTTTACCGGCGATTAAGAGGAATGAGAAACCGCTGTGGCCGGAGTTCTGGAGTTTTGAAGAGCTGAATAAGCTGCGTATTGAGTTGCCGCTGTCTAAGTGGCAGGCGCAGTATCAACAGGATCCGACGAGTGAAGAGGGTGCGCTGGTTAAGCGGGAGTGGTGGCGGGTGTGGGACCAGCCTAATCCACCGCCGTGTAGTTATATTATTCAGTCGTGGGATACGGCATTCACGAAGTCGGAGAGGGCTGACTATTCGGCGTGTACGACTTGGGGAATTTTCTATCTGAATGAGAATGAACAGGACCCAAATATTATTTTGCTGGATGCTTTTAAGGAGCGGATGGAGTTTCCAACGCTAAAGGAGAGAGCATTTGATATGTATAAGGAATGGCAGCCGGACTCGTTTATTGTTGAGGCGAAGGCTTCTGGTGCACCGCTGATATTTGAGTTAAGGCGGATGGGGATTCCTGTGCAAGAGTTTACGCCGACACGTGGTAACGATAAGATTTCTCGGGTTAATAGCGTGTCAGATTTGTTTGCAAGTGGTAAAGTGTGGGCACCGAGAAAACGCTGGGCTGAAGAGGTGGTTGAGGAACTGGCATCCTTTCCTAATTCGGACCATGATGACTTGGTGGACTCGACTACACAGGCGCTGCTGCGATTTAGACGTGGTGGGTTTATCAGTTTGCCAAGTGACGAGCCAGATGAGCCAATGGAATTTAGACGCAAGAAGGCGTATTACTAAGGAAGATTATGTCAATTGATAAAGCACTATATCAAGCGCCAGCGGGTTTGGCGGCTATTCAATCTGAACCTTTGGAGATTGAGATTGTCAACCCGGAGGAAGTCAGCATTAATGGTGTAGACATTACGCCGCCCGAAGTGATGGGCGATTTTAATGAGAATCTGGCTGAGTTGTTGCCTGAGAGTGTGCTGCTTCAAATTGGCGGAGATTTGCAAGGTGAGTTTCAGACGGACATTGATTCACGCAAGGATTGGATCCAAACTTACGTGGATGGCTTGGAATTGCTTGGTTTGAAGATAGAAGAGCGCACAGAGCCTTGGGAAGGGGCCTGCGGCGTGTATCACCCAGTGCTGGCCGAGGCGGTGATTAAGTTTCAGTCTGAGACGATTATGGAGACTTTCCCGGCTTCTGGTCCTGTGAAAGGCGAGATTGTTGGTAAAGAAACGCCAGATAAGAAAGATGCGATGGAGCGTGTTGTTGACGACATGAACCATCAGCTGGTGGATGTAATGCAAGAGTACCGTCCAGAGCATGAGCGCATGTTGTGGGGCGTGGGTTTGTCTGGTAATGGGTTTAAAAAGATTTATGTGGACCACAGCCTAGACCGTCAGGTGTCTATTTACATTCCGGCTGAAGATCTGGTGGTTCCTTATGGCTCGTCTTCTTTGGAATCGGCAGAGCGTATTACTCATGTGATGCGTAAGACTGAGAATGAATTGAAGCGTCTTCAGTATTCTGGTTTTTACCGTGATATTGAGCTGGGTACGCCGGATAACACGCTGGATGAGATTGAAAAGCGGATTGCTGAGAAACTGGGTTTCCGAGCGACAACGGATGACCGCTTTAAGGTTTTAGAGATGCACGTTCATTTGGACTTGCCCGGATACGAGCATACGGATGAAGAAGGTGAGCCAACAGGTATTTTGTTGCCTTATGTGGTGACGATTGAGAAGACAAGTGGTGCGGTGTTGTCTATTCGCCGTAACTGGAGAGAGGGCGATAAGACGCACCAAAAACGCCAGCACTTTGTGCACTATGGCTATATCCCCGGCTTTGGTTTTTACCACTTTGGTTTGATTCACCTGATTGGTGCGTTTGCCAAATCTGGTACTTCTATTTTGCGCCAGCTGGTGGACGCTGGTTCGTTGGCTAACTTGCCCGGAGGGTTTAAGACCCGTGGCTTGCGGGTGAAGGGTGACGATACTCCGATTGCCCCCGGCGAGTTTAGGGATGTGGATGTACCAAGCGGCACGATGAAGGACAACATTTTGCCGTTGCCTTACAAAGAGCCAAGCCAAACATTGATGGCGCTGCTCAATCAGATTGTTGATGAGGGCCGCCGCTTTGCTTCTAGCGGAGACTTGAAGGCGTCTGACATGTCCAGCCAGTCTCCTGTGGGGACAACGCTGGCTATTTTGGAGCGGACGCTGAAGGTGATGAGTGCTATTCAAGCACGTATTCACTACTCTATGAAACAAGAGTTCCGTCTCTTAAAGGAAATTATTGCTGACTATGCGCCGGAAGATTATTCCTATGAGCCGGTGGTAGGAAGCCGTAAAGCCCGTAGGTCTGACTATGAGATGGTCAATATCATCCCAGTAAGCGACCCTAATGCGGCCACCATGTCTCAAAAAGTGGTGCAGTATCAAGCGGTATTGCAGTTGTCCCAGACTGCGCCTCAGCTGTATAACTTGCCATACCTGCACCGCCAAATGCTGGAAGTGATTGGTATTAAGAATGCAGAGAAGCTGGTTCCTCTGCCGGATGACATGAAGCCAAAAGATCCGGTGACTGAGAACATGGATGTGCTGAAGAACACGCCGCTTAAAGCGTTTATGTATCAAGACCATCAAGCGCACATACAGATTCATACGGCGGCGCTGCAAGATCCTAAGATTAAACAAGTCATGGGACAAAACCCGCAGGCCCCGCAGATCATGCAGGCGCTTCAGGCTCACATTGTTGAACACGTTGGCATGGAATACATGCGCCAGATGCAACAACAGATGGGAATTCAGATCCCGTACACAGATGATCCTGATGAAACTGTGGACTTGTCGCCAGAACAGGAAATGCAGATTTCACGTTTGGCAGTGCCTGCAGCTCAAAACCTGTTGCATCAGAACCAAACGGCTGTGGCTGCACAACAAGCTCAACAGGCGGCTCAAGATCCAATCATCCAGATGCAGATGAAGGAATTGCAGCTTAAAGCTCAAGAGATTGATATTAAGCAAAAACAAATGCAGATTGAGGCGGCGGCCAAAGCTGACCAGCTTGAGGTTGAAAAAATGCGTATTGCCTCTCAGAAAGAAATTGCAGGTATGCAAATTGGAGCCAAAACTAAGGCTGATAAAGAAACGTTGCTTGCCAAACAACAGTTGGAAGGTTTGAGACTTGGGCATCAAATCGCCCAAGGTAAGGCCCAGCAAAATCAACAACGCCAGTCGGATAAGTTGAGAGTTACGGCTGATCTGTATAAACAGCAGCAGCAAATGAAACAGGCTAAGAACAAACCTGAACCAAAGAAGGAAACTAAATGAAAGAAAAAATCTTAGATCATCTTCTCAAAAAGATGGATGACAAGGTAAAAGTTCTTGAAGAGGCTCTGGGAGTCGGCGAAGCCAAAGACTACGCTGACTACCAAAGGATGTGTGGAGAGATTAAAGGTCTGCTCACCATGCGTTTAGAAATAAGTGACCTGCGTTCTAGATTGGAGCATTTTGATGAGTGAACTTTTAATCGGCTCAAACCCCGATGATGTAAACAACGTAACTACCCTGCCTCAAACAGCAGAGGAAAAAGCAAAACAGTTGCCAGTTCCTAGCGGATATCACATGTTAGTGGGCATCCCAGATGCCGAGAAAGAATACGGTACTAGCGGTATTTTGAAAGCGGAAACATCTTTGCACATGGAAGAAGTCTTATCGACTGTGTTCTTTGTGATCAAGATGGGTCCAGACTGCTATAAAGATGAAAAACGTTTCCCAACTGGGGCATGGTGCAAAGAAGGTGACTTTATTCTTGCCCGACCCAACACTGGTACACGCCTGAAGATTCATGGCCGTGAGTTCCGGATTATCAATGACGACTCGGTAGAGGCGGTTGTTGAAGATCCACGTGGCATTACACGGGTTTAAGGAGAACAACATGGCTGGAGATTTTGACAAACCAGACTTTGGCTTCTTAAATAAAGGGGTCGATGAGGATGAGAACGAAGTTGAAATCGAGATTATTGACGATACTCCAGAGGAAGATCGGCGCAACGCTACGCCGTTACCCAAAGAGATCGTGGATGAAATTGATAATGATGATTTAGAGTCTTACTCTAAAGAAGCAAAGCAGCGTCTGCTGCAGATGAAAAAACTCATTCATGATGAGCGCCGAGCCAAGGAAGCAGCACTGCGTGAAAACGAAGAAGCTATTCGTGTGGCCCATGCTGTATTAAATGAGAAGAAGATCTTAGAGAAAAGGTTGACTGAAGGCGAAAAGGTATTTGTATCTACCGCCAAAGAAAAGCTGGCCTCTGATTTAGAAAAAGCTCGCCGAGAATATAAGGATGCTTATGACTCTGGTGACGCTGAACGGCTGGTAGAGGCGCAAGAAAATCTAACTAAGGTGCAGTTTGCATCCCAAGAGTGGGAGCGATATAAACCTCAGTATGATGAAAATGCTTTACAAGCTACTCAAAATCAGGTACAAACGCAACAAGTTCAAAATCAACCCGCACGATTGGACGCAAAAACCCAAGCGTGGCTTGACAAAAACAAGTGGTACGGGACCGATGATGATATGAGTTTCCTAGCGATGGGTATTCATAAGCGTCTGGAAAGGGAAGGAGTTCCTATTGGCTCTGACCATTACTGGAGCAGTATTGATACCGAAGTGCGGAAACGCTTCCCAGATAAATTTGGGGATACAGAAGCCAAACCTTCTGCTACAACTCGCAAGACCACGGTGGTTGCACCAGCTACCCGTTCTACGTCTTCAAAAAAGATCACCCTTAATACACGGCAGCTGGAACTGGCTAAGAAATTCAAACTTACGCCAGAGCAGTATTACAACGAACTAGTTAAAACGGAGTCCCAAAATGGCTGAAAGTAATCGTAACCCACGTGAGATTGAAACTCGACAACAAGATCTGCGCCCTAAAACATGGTCGCTACCTGAGTTGTTACCTGAGCCTGATAAGAATCCAGATTATGGATATCGTTGGGTTCGAGTTTCGATGCTAAACAATCCTGACCCCAGAAACCTTTCTGCCAAATTGCGTGAAGGTTGGGAACCAGTCAAGATTGAAGAGCAGCCGAAATTCAAAATGTTGGTTGATCCGAACAGTCGGTTCAAAGACAACATTGAAGTTGATGGTTTATTGCTGTGCAAGATTCCTAAAGAATTTGTGCAAGCCCGGTTTGATTATGAGGCAAACCTGACTGAGCAAAATGCACAAGCAGTGGACAATAGTTATTTGCGCCAGAGCGATTCTCGTATGCCTCTTTTCCAAGAGAAGAAGTCTACGGTTTCATTTGGTAGAGGTTCTTAACATTTAGGAGATTTCTATGGCTTATCCTACAGTAGCAGGTCCTTACGGACTAAAGCCTGTTAACTTGATTGGTGGTCGTGTATTTGCTGGTTCTACCCGCATGTTCCCGATTGTCAACGGTTACAGCACAAGCATGTTCAACGGTGACGTTGTTCAAATCGGTACTGGTGCTAACATCGGTAACTTGATCCAATCTACATTGACCTACAACGCTTCTAGCGCCGTGGCCGGTACGATTGGTGTTTTCGTTGGTTGCGAGTACTCCACAACTGGCGGTCCCATTTACGGTAAAAACCGTTATCAATTCTGGAACGCTTCCACAAGCGCCCCTGATGCGATTGGTTATGTCGTTGATGATCCACAAGCTGTGTTCCAAACCGTGGTGCTGAACAGCCCC